CTCAAGCCTTTGCTTAGGGTTTCTTGCCAAGTGTCTTTGTCCAACTTGCCGTATTTCTTGGCAAGCCAGCTGTTCTTGCCGCAGTTTATGAGGTGGGGCGGGTCGAAAACGACAAAATTAAAACACTCATCAGGAAACTTCATGTCTGTAAAGTCCACAACAAAGTCTGGATTGATTTCTAGTGTTCTGATTTTGCCTCTATCTTTCATCTCGACAGTTTCGCGCCGGCGGTCGATATACAGAATATTGGGGTGGTCTTTGTCAAAGTAAAACATACGGCCGCCACAACAAGCGTCAAGTATGGTTGTTGGGGTAGTTTTCATTTCTCCTCCAAGCGTTCAGGGTTTTCGTGAATATTACCCAGAACATTGTTCAAATCGCGAGACATATCTGCCTCCATATATTTACCGTCTTTATCAACCATTAAATAACAAGAACTCTTAACCACTCCAACACCTAAATCCTCACAAAATTGGTTATCATACAGGGTCACAATGTCGCCATCATAAACAGGTATACAAGCCTCTGCCTCGTGTCCTGTATACTGTTCAATCTCTAACCGTCCCTCAATCGGAATTGGCTCATTCTCGCCCTCAAGCCCAGCTGAAACAAGTTTGTCGCCTTGCCAATGTAACGACACGACTTTTCGCATTCTTTTTTCTAGGTTATCCCAGGCTCTGAATTTTATTTCACGCATTGTCCAGCCCTCCGATAAAGAAATCTTTTTTGCCTAGAGGCTTTGCTCTATAAAGTTTACCTCCTCGGACTTTAACATCTCGAGAGTCCATCACCATGTATTCAGTACCATAACCTGGATTCTTTATACAATCACACCAAATAACCATCTCTACTTCATAACCGTCAATAATTGAACTATAGGCTTCGTCGTAATACTTATTAAAAAGCTCAGTTGCTTCTGATAGCGTAACTAGCTCAGTAGACTCAACTAATGGATATTCTTCTTTGTTGTTATAATATTGGAACTTATAGTCCTTCTTCATTTGGCACCCCTCCCTATACATACCTTCCATCGCTATAAGCTTTTCCACTGTCTATGTATGTTGCTATTTTTCTAACAACCTCTTCCAGACTTTGACCTTTAGCTTGGACAAAATGTTTATAGTCCTCATTTTCGTCGTCTGGTTCTTCAAATCTAGCCCAATACTCAAAGCCTCCGAAAACCCGAATGCCACAAGATACAGTGAGGTCGCTACCCATGTGGCTTTTTAGGTATTTCTCAATATAGTCGAGCCCCTGTCGTTCAACTTTTATCATACTTCTTCCTTCACAAAACCACGAGTGACATCGCCCATTTCATCAATTTCAGCTTGAGTGAATGTAGTTTTATAAAGTCCTCGTTTCATTTTGCTTAAATTTGATAACGATAAATAGAAAGAGCCACTTTTAGACCGAGCAAAATATAGACACCCACCATTTAACATATTGATTCTATCGTCAATATTTAGCTTCAACCGATACCTTTTTTCTGTTTTACGCTTATTTAATAGAGCGCGTGTATAACGGTTGACAAGTTCATAGAGGGCTAGATGCGTGGGGTTTTTATAGTTTAGATTGTCATAACACGTGTCTACTTGGAGTGGCTGATAAAGATTAACACTAGCGACTGGACAACCATTGCCCTCAATATAGATATATAGACGAAACGCACCCCTCTCATATGTAAACCCCAGCTCTTCTATCTTGTGTATAAATTCTTCTATTGTGATATAGTCAGTCATTGTATTCCTTTCTTTATTAGCTTTTGGTATACACAAGAATATAGATTGACTGTCTCCACTTCCCATGTCAACACCAATCCTATACTTGCTGTGACTCACCTAGATTTCCTTTCCGTCTTTATAGCATTTTGAGTAACCCATTTCGCCACCAGCTGTTTTACAGCGGGCTTCAGTGTTCATATTTTGAATCTCTTGTTCAGACATTTTAAGGGACCAAGCAATAAACAGTGCAAATAAAGCAACAATTGCTAAAGTTATTATTGTGCCAATAGCTACGTCGCTCCAACTATTATTAGATGAACTAAAATCAGTTTTCATTCTCACTCCTGCCACTTTCTCCGTACTTTGCGACACCAATTCGTTCTAATGCCATCTCGCTTGCCATAACGAAAATATAGGCAGTGCTAACACTAGCTGCTTCGGGAATCGGCACACCAATCAGATATTTTGTGTCATTTTCTAATTCTTTAATTTCACTCACAATTCCCAAAGCACCACACCATTTGTGGTTTTCATTGAACTGCACAACGTCGTTGAGTTTTAGTTTTGTCATAGCACGTCCTCCGCCTTGATAATTTTATTATTCGCTCTATTAACGGTGCACTCGCCGTTATAGATTTCATCAGCATAATACTCAATAACATCTGGAAAATCGGCTCTTGAGACAACGCTATCACTCGTGGCGGCCTTTTTGGCTTCAGCTTGAGTTTCAGCTTCAACAAATACAGTGCCTTCCTGCACCACTCGAACTTTGACTTCGTAAATCATCGACATCTCCTTTCTCTATGCATACAAAATTAGTAGTTTAGTTGACATTATCTTAACTGCCCCTTAAGATAATCTTCTTACCGTCTTTCAGTCTAAAGCCACTTCTGGTAGTACCGTCAAAACGTAAACAGTTCTGTTCAAACAGATAGTTAAAGACTTGACCGAGGACTAGAGCATAACAACCGTCATCAAGACCAATTTGGTCTGCAACGTATTGTTTAGAATCTTGGTCGTACGATATGTCAGGCTTCAAGTTCCAAACTCTCTCACCAATCTTCTCCTCAGCTATTTGCTGAATCTCAGCCAATGCGTCTGCCAGGTCGTCAACATTGCCTATCTCTACTTCAAAGCAACCATCTTGGTCATCATAAGTGCCAGTCTGTCGATATTTACGAGCTAGTTTATCAAGAGGACCAACCGAAAAATCTCCGTAGCCATTTGATATATACAACTCTCTCCCACCATCTGCTTGTATTGATATTCTGAATCCCATATCCTTCACCCTTTCCTTATGTCAAAAATATGTAAAGTACATGTATGTTGTTTACATATTTTACCTGTATAGCGTATTTATTAAATAAAACACTATACAGGGCTTAACTACATAATTTTACCCGTAGAATGTGTTTTTTAGATAAAACGTTCTACGGGGTTCAACCGCATAACTGGATGGCTATATAAGGTGATGATTTGCCGAGAGGCTGCCATCCTTCACGCGTTAGCGATAATGCTACTGTAGCGCCGTTTCAGTACTCGTATAGTCACATCACACGCCACGTCGCAGAGAGGCGATACTTATTGGCTCTAATTGCGAAACCCGACAGCTGCAACATTAGCTTAGTTTTACACGTTCGAGCCACTTATATAGCCAGTTGACAACACCATTCGTAAAGCACTAATATGGTTAATTTGTTCTTGATGATGTTGCCAGTTGGTAACACCAAATGATAGTTATTTTCGATTTTTTGAGTACATATATTTCCCGAAAATAAAAGGTGCGTTGGTGCTACCAGTTGAACAGACGATACACGTTACATAGCTCGCTAGAAAAGCCGAGCAACGTTTCACCTCAACGGAACTACGAAAGGTGGCAGCCCCAGTGCATATCATCTGTCCAGTTATGCGGTTGATGTACATACACACAAGCCTGCCCACAATCTCGTCTCAGCCCCACTGTAAGCGCAGTGGCTTTGTTGCTAAACGGATACAGCTGATACCGCGTCGCTCAAGTTTCGCCTCAGAATGCTTGCTCAAGGCACTTGTGGGCGGCCTGGTGTGTATGTACGATGTTAATGTTCTGAACCAATTTCGTCACTTGTCGAAAATGGTTTTCTACAGGGTACAATTTGTACCCGATTGAGCAGTTTAACGACTTACTCAGGTCACCATATTTACCTGTTACCCTTTCTACGCCCTCTCTTTCGACGCGCTTTAATCATTTCTCGTGTTAGTTTTTTCTTGGTGTGCAGCCTTTTAACCGATGGGTATTCCATTGGCTTGCTATCGCAATATGCACCCTGACAGTATTCACTGTTTATCGTCTTAGTTGGTTTTCCGCAAATTTGACAACCTGGCCACATAACCTAATCTACGACCTCCAAGTCTTTAATTGCCTTCTCGACATCAGCCTTTTTGTACTTTTTGCCGTCTATTTCAATAGTGGATTCTGGAGCGTCTGTCCCAATGAAGCGATATCCAAGCTTATACAATTCAGCTGCAGTATACCAGCTACCTGCAGCAGCATACTCTTCACCGCAAGCTAACATATAGCAGTCATTTATCACTACTAAAACCTTCCTAACCAAACCATCTCCGCGCCTGATAAAATCTCCCGCACAAAGATTATCTAGGTTTTTCTCAGCAGGCTCTAGCATCTGGTCGCTCCAACTCCATCCGTTCTCTATAGCTTTATAGTAGTCTTTGTGTATATTTCTTATCGTGAACACTACTTCAGCTAGCTCACGGTCGCGGGCTCTTATACACTCTTCTTCAGTGCGATAGGTTCTACCCATTTTATAGCGTGCGTCATCCCAATAGCCTCCAGTACAAAAGTTATGGCTAATTCCTCCGTCTGAATGAAAAGACCAATATTCCTCACCTATTACGGGCTTCCAGTGAATACTATCTGTTAGCTCTGGAATCTCCTCAAACCAGTCGTCAAAATTGTTAAGAAAATAATTATACTTGATACCAAAATTGACCTCATCTTCGCCGTCTTTTACTCGCTTCTTAATCTCTAGATAGTCATAATCTGACAGACCATCTTCGCTCTTATGAGTTACTCTTTCAAACACCTCACCAGCTTTCGCGTAGGGCAGGTCTTTAAGCAGCTTATAGTAATTAGGTTTTACTTCTCTTTCCATTTCTTATACTCCTCCATCCATTGTTCATCTAGCCTAACCATTTCACAATCAGATACTATCATGAAAATTACGAATAATAGTGAGAATGTCGCCCAAAAGAGTATAATTAGCATCTCACTCCTTTCTATAAATTATTATTATAACTCTATACTATCAAACCATAAGCTAATTGTCAAGAGTTAAATTGGAATTAAAACACCCTTATCTAGTCTCATCTCATAGCTATAATCATGCTTTGGTGTAAACCTAGACTTACGCAAAGTAAGTTTAAGCGCACCAGAACCCATATTGTCGCTATTGTCCTCCACCTCGATTACTTTGGTACCTGCTTGTGCAATAGAACCAGAGCCAACGATTTTTGACATGCCCTTCGCGCCAACAGATTTGTTGACGTGGCTCACCAAGATAATCGTCTTGTTGATTTTCTTCATCAACTGATTTAGCTTCTGCATGAATATTCGCTGACTGGTGTATTCATTCTCGCCCTTGATACTTTCTGCACCCTCAAAAGCAAACTGGAGGTGGTCGAGGAAGATAACGTCGATATCGCGCTCAATAAACCATTCCTCGATTAGGACCAAAAGGTCATCAAGCTTCCAAGATTTCACCAAGTCCTCTTGCGGCATGAAGTGGATGTTGTTACCCTCCAAGATGAATTGTTTGGTGCCCGCTGGTCCAAGAACCTTACTCAGCCGGATGTAAACATCCGCTCCAGCGTCCTCCAAAACTAACAAGCCAACTTTCTTACCAGATTCTATCGGGTGCTGGAGAAAATTCAAGCCTACTGTTGACTTGCCTACACCCGTATCGCCATAGAGGATAACGATTTCATAACCGCCTTCACGACCGTAGCCACCGCCAAGATAGTCATTCAGGTTTGGGATTCCCCTTGACCTAGTAGACGCCAAAAACAACTCAGTCCGTCCCCAGGTGTTCCGTAGCTTTGCGGCTTCCTCCGCAAAGTCCCGCAAATAGACAATCTGCTTACTCAGCCCCATCTTGATTTTCCTCGTTCCTTAGCTGTTCTCGAGCTTCCATAATCCTACAATATTCTCCTATTGTCGTATTGTCAAGTACTACGCCGCGGAAATAACGGATTTCCCTGCCGCTAAACTCTTCATACTCTTTGCGCCACTCCGGCTTCTCCTTAGGCCAAACGGCAGGGAACGTACCATCACCAGCTGCGATGATAGGGTCTTCCACTTCTACCGAGGTGATAGTCTTGCCTTTTGTTCTGGTGTAGTAAGCGATAATCTTGCCAGACTTCTCAAGGATATCTAGCGGGCGGGATAGTACTGGTACGAACTTCTCTACTGCCCCCTCCTTGCGCAAGTCGCGCTCCTGGAGGCGCACCAAATAGTGAACAGCCGTATTAGCACCAAGTCCTGTACGAAGCTTGTCGCACCAACCGTTGATGTGTTTGTGATTAACAACCGGCAACTGGTATTGCTTGATAACGCGATAGAACTGCTTCTTGATTTCGTCCTTAGGGTCATCAATCTCCGGCTTTGCTTTAGCCTTTGGCTTCTTGCTGGTAGGCTGCAGCTCAGTATCCGTGCTGGGCGCTGGGGGGGTGTCGCGGAATTGGGGGGGACAATCAGCTTTAGCTGATTGTAAATCACCATAAGTCTCTAAAATCTCTCTATTCTCAAAAGAATCTTTAGATTTCTTTTCTTTTTTTTCTTTTGGTGCACCAAAGGAAAAATCTTTGATTTTTTCTTTACTATTATCTTTAGATAATAGTGTTTTAGTTGTTTTTTTAGTTGCTATATTATAGGTTTCGGCAAGTTTGTCCGTTTCCATGGTTTCAGCCAATTTGTCCGTTTCCGTTTCCATGGTTTCAGCCAATTTGGCAGTGAGGGTTTTTTCGACTTTATAGTGGCATGTAGGATTGCCGTTTACCTTTTTTATTTTGGTGCTTATCCACCCCTCATTGACGAGCAGTTTGACGTGTCGGCGGATAGTTCGTTCGGATAAAAAGGGAAATCTCTGTAACATCTGTTGGTAGCTACGAAAGAAATATCCTTTACCAAAAATCTTTTGCGCATAGGCGAGGTCGTCATAAATCATCGCTGCTTCAATGCTGGTTTCTTGTGCAATACCGACGTTAAAGCTCCGAATTTGGTTGTAGTCGTTCATAGTTTTACCTCCTTTTTGGTGACCGTTATCGGTGTAAAAGTTGCTGTTTCTGCCATATTTTCTCCTTTTTTTGGAATTTAGTGTTGACAAGTTTTCGGAGGTTCGCTACACTAAGTAGTGTGGACGCTACCCCCTCTTACGACAAGAAAGAGGGGGACTCTTTTTATCGTAAGAATGTTTTAGTTGGACGCTAAAACATTCTTTCATAATACGCTAACCCATTTATTTTTTCAATCTACTTGTTTTTGGTGCTTATTGCGAAATGCAATCACCAACCACGTACAAAACATGCTCTAATTCTGCGTGTAATCGTTTCTGACGCGTTCTAGCGCAAAAGATGAGTATTTATCCATTCCGTAATTTTAATGCCCTTACAGCGCCTTAGAAATCGAATTCGTCATCTTTAGGTTTCGGTTTAACCTTAAAGGTATAAAGCGGGTGTCCGTCCATACGTCCTACCTCTGTCCAAACTTCATCGCGAAAGCCTCCTTCTTCTTTCTGTACGCGGATAGTCTCCACTCTACCCAGGCGTTCTACTATGCCGGCTAAATCATACACGTGTAGTTCTTTGGTGCTATCGTCGGGGTCTAGACGAATACCACGTCCTACCATCTGGTAATACAAAGCTAAACTCATAGTCGGCCTAGCTAGAATAATCGTGTCAAGTACGGGTGCGTCAAAGCCAGTCGTAAACACGCCGACATTCAGCATGTGTTTTACTTTCCCCTCTATAAATGCCTTTATAAGCTCGTCTCGTACGTCCTGCGGCGTTTTGCCAGTCACGATGGCTACTTGTTCGTCTTTACCATCAAAATGGCTTAAAACGTGCTCTGCTTGCGAGACAGACGCACAAAACGTTAGGGTTCGTTTGCGGTTTTTCTCAGCATAGCGAATAGCCTCCACAATGCACTTAATACGCCGCCCGGCAAACTTTTCCACGCTATCTGCCGTAAAGTCAGCTCCCGTCGTGTTCACCACCAAACTAGACTAATCGCTCTGTTCAGTAAAGTATTTAATTTTTGACAAATACCCCTGCTCGATTAGTTCTGGTGTCTCAATCTTGTAAGCAATACCCTTAAAAAACGGTTTAGTATTGCGGCTAAAAATTCGGTTCAACATCTTAAGGCTTGCGGTTGTCGATAACACCCCACCCGGCTCTCTTTTCCAGATTTGGTCAATACGGTATGGTGTTGCCGTTAGTCCACAAACTGAATTACACTCAATCGCCTTAAAAAACTTGGTCAACATCCCATCTGTATTCTTTGAATTTAACCCGTGGCATTCATCAATGATTGCGAACTTAAAATGCTTGAATTCTTCTGGCTTTTTGTAAATTGAACCTATGGTGGCGAATGTGAACTTGCGCACCTCCTTACGTCCAGCACTCGCTGAATAAATTCCAGCGTCAATCATTGGGTCATAGCTCAACAACTTTGCATAGTTCTGTACCAAAATCTCTTTGCTCGGTTGTAAAATCAAAATTGGTTCATCAATTTGATGACATATCTCAGCGATAATTAGAGACTTGCCAGCGCCCGTTGCCGCTTGAATAATAAATGGCTTTGACTGTTTCCTTAGCTTCTCCACGGCAATGTCTGCCGCCTCCTGCTGATATGGTCGCAATGTGTATTTCATACTTGCTCCTTGTCTTTCTCCCTTATTTTTTGGATTATCTCTATCTTTTTGGTGATTGGCTTATTGCCCAACAGCTCCCCGCACTCTTTACACACCAGCGCCAGATTGCTTTGGTGGTCATTACCCCCATGTGAAAAATTCAGTAAATGTTCTATGGTTAGTTTGTCAAACGGTAGTTTTTCTCCACAAGCAAAACATTTTTTGCCGTCTCTAGCTGCTAGTTTAGGTTTGATATCTCGCAACTGCTTACGTTTTCGTTTTACAGTTTGCCACTTTTCCCCTTTCAAAAACTTGCTGTATGCTTTGTGCGCTTCCCCCACAAAAGAAAATTCATTTCCCTTCCGATAGATTGTAGATACCCCACCACCTGTCTTAAATCTCACTACCTCGTGTTGTTTGGTGTTTAGTACTATAGCCCCTTGCTTCACCAGCCATGTTTTGAATTTCTCTATCTTCTCTAGTTCTATCATAGCGCCCCTGTTATCCAGTCGTAAATTGTATAGACAACCGCTACCACCAAAACTATCATGATAAAAGCAAAATATAGATTTTCCAGTTTTTCAATCATACCCTATTATTCCTCGTTATTAAATGCCAGATGGCGCTTATGATAATACGCCCCCAGTTTGTGTTATTCTCGATTAGTTCCATAATTTCTCCTCTTTTTTTTGGGGGTATGGGGTCTCGCAAGCCCCACACCCCATTATTCTTTTAAAATGTTTTTGATAGGTTTTTTATTGCAGTCTTCTCTAGAAGTGATACGTTTATAAATCGTACTCCTTCATGAGAGTTGTCGTGCCTGTCGTAAAATCTACTAATGTAAAAGAGTGCCAGCCTTCGTCGTTCAAGGTTCTAATCGCTAAATCAAGTTTATCTGGAGCTATGACAAACTCATCGTCAACTAATTTTTCTAATTTGATACGCAGAACTTCATGAGTATCTAGCATCAGGTCGCTTGTTTGGGCGATGTTGCGCAGCATGCCTTTGATTTTTCTATATTCGTGAAAAGTCATTCTGCCATATTGTGTTGATAAGATGTAAGTATCCATTCTGTATTCTCCTTATGTTATTAAATGCTTATAATACCTTTACAATTACCATTTTGCGAAATGCTCTACTAACTCACCGTCAGTCGTAAGCCTGAGTTGACATACGACTTTGTTCGTGTATTCATCAAAGACTATCACCTCAAACGGTTTATGCTCGCCAATCTTATTATTCAATAGAATTTTAGCTTTATTCTTGGCGTTTCGCTTGCCCAGCGCCCACCACCTTACAAGTGGTGCGTCGTCGTATTGGTGGATTGCTGTTAATCTGTAACTTTTCATATAGTTCTCCTTTAATTAAATTTTATCTAATGCCCGTGATGTATACTCTAGCCGTTGGATGTAGTTCACGTTTAGCCAGTGTACGCCATCAGCTCTAGCTTCTTTGTCCACAATCTTTATAATTTTGCGAATATTTTGCGACAGTCCGCTGTTTGGGTCTTTCAGTCGCTTATTTACTCCATCCCAGCCGATATCGTCAGCCCAAGTAGTCAGGTAGTCCTCGATTGCTTCTCTATAATTCACCAATAAGAAGCCCCACGTGCTTGCTCTTTCCTCCAAAACTCGCTCGAACTCGCTCTGATTGTGCTTTACTCGTTCTGGTACTGTCCACATAATTCTTTACTTCTCCTCTGTTATTTGCTATAATTAGAGTATGTAGGGGCTTTATTATCGCCCCCCGATACCTTTACAATTTATGCTGTCGCTTCCTTGTAGAAAGTGACATGTACATTTTCGTTGCCCCAGCAAGACAATACTCGTGTCAGTCCGTGGCGGTCTACACTTACTGTGCAACCAGCCCCATCAACTTCACAACGTGTTGTCTTTGTCCCTTTTAAGGCTGAAACGCCACCTAGTGCCTTTATCTTTGCCTCAAGGTCGGCTTCAAACTTCGTCTCCTCGCTGCGCCTATAAGTCGTTGTACCTAGACAGACAAACTCATGTGCCGCATGCTTCCGCTTGAATTCTTTTTTCGTCATTTATTATCTCACTTTCTTGCCCTTATGATAGTACGGCTCAGCCTTTGCCTACCGCTAAAATAAGCGCGTGATTACATTGATACTTTTACAAACTGTGCGATTACGTAACCTAGTACAATCATTGCCTGTGCAAAGAGCACCTGGCTCTTAATCCGCTCAATCTGTTGCTTACTTGGTTTTTTCATTTTTTATCCTTTTTGTTTTTGGTGGGGCTATTTTAGGCTAGCCCCTTAGCCTTATCATCACGTCCGAGCAGTAGCATTATTTTGATTATCTTAGCAGGCTTTTCAACTACTGTACTGCTTTTTTGTGATGTTCTCGCTTGCTGTGCTGCTTGCGATGTTCTTACTATATCAAACCATAGCCTGTACGTCAATACTTTTTTCAAAAAAAGTCTAAAAAAGTATTGCGTAACAGGGGTAAAATTGCTATAATTAAAGTATAAAAGTTGCTTAAAAATCTAAAAATAATGTGTATATTTTCGCGAAAATAACCGTCGCAAATATACACAACGCTAACGCTTGTTTTGATGATATAATAGATATTATGACTAAGAAGCAGGACCGAAAATCAAACAACAAACGACCATATCGACTCATAACGCCTCTAACAATAGCGCAGTTTGAAGCTGAAAAAGTTATAACAGGTAATGGAACTGCTGCAATACGTAAATTAAATAGTGGTTATGAAGCACCTCATAGGCGCGCTAATCACATTGTAGCTAAAAGTAAAACAGTAAATGCTAGCGAAATGATAGAAAATAGGCTGCAACAGATAGCAAGTGATGCTATAGAGCGTGTAAGTGAGCTGGTAAATTCAGAAGACGAAAAGATAGCTACTAAAAACTCACATTATGTAATTGACCACATCAGAGGCAAAGCGGTTCAACGTTCGATTACAGCTACTGCTAAGTTCAATATACAAAATATTTTGGATTAACTCACCTCTGTTACGTTATGGCACACAACATATATTGTGCGACGTTAAAACATCTAACCACTATACTCTCACCTCTGTTATTGTAATAATTTTATTTATTTTAGTTTAGTTTTTCGTCTATAGGGTGGGGGCTGTCTATTTTTCACCAGGGGGAGGGGCACGCCCCAACGGAAGCGGTGCGTCAGGCGTATATATACATATATATGGGGTGCTTTCCCTATCCTCGCGTCCTCCTTCCCCAATAAAAAACATCCTCCCTCTCCTACTGAAAACCCGTCTTCCCCACAATTACCCACTACCCCTATAAAGAATAGAAAACTAAGTAAACCCATTTTTTCATCTTTTTGTAAAATACCTACCAAAAAATTTTCTCCACCAATTTTTCCTTACCTCTGTTTTTGGTGCTTTTAGAATTTTGGAAGAAAAAAAGACGTTTACCATAGGCTGTACTACATATAAAATTCTTATAAAAAAACGTCTTTCTACCCCCGTTAAACGTTTCAAAGACGTTTTTTATTTTTCGTCTTTTTTAACCATAGGTTATACACTTTTAACCATAGGCTGTATCTTTTTGGTGATTTTTTATTAAAAAAGACGTTTTTCTTTTTCATCTTTTTTCGTCTTTTACCTCTGTAAAAAAGACGTTTTCACCATAAGCTACATTATAGTGTTTTCTTATTTTTTGGAACGGATGTATGTAATAATATTATGTGTCTGTCAATATTATATGAATTACTTCTATAATTGGTATATTTCTGATATACTAGGAATATGAAAAGGTTGCTATTTTATACAAAGAAGCTGATTAGTTTCTTGGTGAGGTTATATAAAAAAATAACCACTAGGTACTATTTTTATACGTATGAGGGACGGGTGATAGCGAATGGGTCTACTCATCCTATTTCTGGTGATGGATTTGCGACAGCTTCCTACCTAGAAGCTCCATCAGAAGTTCGTGATGCTATATTAGCTGATTTATGGAAACAGATACCTAATGCTAAGCCAAAATTAACTAAGTTTGAGAGGGTGAAATGATTTGCTTGAATTGTGGAGTAGAATTTGAACCGAAAAGGAAAGATTCAAAGTTTCATACACCAAAATGTAGGCTAGAATACACCAAGAAAAGTGCTGAGAACGTCCCTAAGGGCGGTAAAACGGAAAAAGGCATAACTAATCATCCTGATGATGATTATGACCCAGAAAAGGCTTTAGAAGCCTTTAAGAAAATGGGGCTAGACCCTGTTTCCTGGATTACTACGGGGATTGCTGAGTTTGATGAGCTGACGAAAATACCTAGAGGGCGGGTTACTCAAATTCAGGGACCGTATGCTGTAGGTAAAGGACAGCCTATAGACGCTATTATTCCTTTGGCGAATGGAAAAGATAAGCGGATGGGTGATTTAGTGCCTGGTGATGAAGTAATTGGCTCTAACGGAAAGCCTACTAAAGTTTTAGATGTATACGATAGAGGGAAGCTCCCTACTTATTTGGTGACCTTTTCTGATAAGTCAAGCCTAGAAGTGGATGGCGACCATCTCTGGACTTTACGGACACCTATTTTTGATACTAGAAGTCTGCCGCACTGGAAGACTACTAGCACCAAAGAGCTGTATGAGAGAGGGGCAGGGAAGTACTATTTGTTACCTATGGTGGAGCCGGTAGAATATCCTGAGCAGGATTTGGCTATTAAACCGTACACTATGGGGGCTTTGTTGGCTGATGGCTGGTTCTCTAATCCAGAAAAAGGTATCTGGCTAGGCAATAGAGATGAAGAGTTTATTGATTTGGTGAGGCAAGAAGGGTATAGGATTGTCCCTGCTACAGGCCATCATGCTGGTGCTAGATGGTTCGTGGACGGTGTAGCTTCTAAGCTAGAAAAAATGGGGTTGATAGGCAAAGTCCCTCGTGAAAGGTTTATTCCAAAGGAATACTTAAAAGGTTCTGTTGCTCAGAGAAAAGCTTTATTGGCTGGCTTGTTGGACGGAGACGCTACACTCACGCCTGGAGGCGGCGCTTTATATTACACGACTAGCCCTGCTCTCTGTGAGGGTGTTCGTGAGTTAGTTCGTTCTCTTGGTGGTACGGTATCGGTATCATTTATAAAGCAGGGGAAACTATCTCGTTATCATATACGGGTTGCTCTAATCTCTAATCCATTTCGTATAAGTAGGAAAGCGAACCTTTGTATGAAAAAAGGGTATCCTTTCCGGCGTCTTACTTCTATCATCAAAACGGGTGAAGAAAAAGAGATTCGCTGTATCAGGGTAGACGCGCCAGATAATTTATATGTAGCCTCACGTGAGTATGTAGTGACTCACAATACTACCTTGGCGCTTAATATGATAAAGGGTCTGCGGGATGAAAAAGTCTTTTATGTTGACTCAGAGGCTAGTTTGAACCCTCATCTTTTGGTGCAATTAAGGCTTAAGCCAGAGAACTTCACCCTCTGGAATAAGTCAGCTTACCTAGAGGATATTCATGAGGCTATCTATGAAGCGGCAAAGTCTGGTAAATATGATATGATTGTCTTTGATTCTTTGGCGGCTTGTACTACCCGCACAGAAGCGGAGGGGCATGTTACTGATAGTAATATCGGGCAGAAGGCTAAAATTGTGAATAAGATGATGCGTATTCTGCCTACCGAACTGAAAGAACACGGTACTGCTTTGGTGATTATAAATCAGGAGCGTGAGGTTATTGGTGGGTATGTACCACAAAAATACACTCCAGGGGGTATGGGTGTGCCGTATGCTGCTAGCCTCATGATTGCCCTAAAGACTATTAAGTCTTGGCGGTTCGGACGCACTGTGGCGGACACCAAAAAAGGTATCTTTATTGGACATGAAGTAGAGGCTACTATTATTAAATCAAAAGTGGGTAAGCCTTGGACAAAGGCTCGTTTCCGCCTGTACTATCCAGACCCTATTACACAAGAGGACAGTGATGTTGAGCCTCAATTCTAGGGGGTATTATGCCTAAATTAAAGAATTATAAGCCAGGTAAGCGGGTAAATATCTGGTTACCATCAAAGTATTTTAAGTTAGTCAGTCAGTTAGATAATTTTTCAAAGTTCGTACAGATATCTTTAGACCAGGCAGAGGGTGTAATAGCTTTTGATATAATTAAAAAGAGGAAAGGCTATCAGAATAAGCCACCAACACAAGAGGCTTTAGATGAGTTTAACGCTCTCCACCCTCTTGACCCATTAACACAAAAAAGGACAGGGAAATGCCGCAATACCCAAAATTCTCGGAAGAATCACGTACTCTGGTAATATCTCGTGTAGCTAATTATGACGAGTTGAATGAGGAGCAGCAGATTAACTCTGCTATTAAAGCTATAGCTAAAGATTTCTATCTTTTTGCCGAACGTAATCTGATGATTAAGGAAAAGATGACTAAGCAGCTAGTGCCGCTTATTGACGTCCTAAACTGGGAGCAGAGGGCTCTGGTCGAGAATGTGATTAAAGACTTAAAGGCAGGGCGACCTATCCGCTATATTATCTTAAAAGCCCGCCAGATGGGGATATCCACCATAGTTGAAGCTCTTTGTTATTGGTGGACAAGTACGCACCGCTACGTTACTAGCGTGATTATCGCTCATGAAAAGAATGCTGTTAGTGCTTTATATAAGATGTTCCGTCGGTATTATGAATATAGCCATCCGTATTTTAAGCCAGACCGCAAATATAACACTAAAAATGAATTGGTGTTTGATGTGTCTGATGAGATTAAGAAAGAGTGTGATGAACAGGGTGTATCGTCGCCTGGGTTACAGTCAGAAATTAAGACTATGGTGGCGGCTGATGGTAAAGGGCGTGCTGATAATATTAACTTCTTTCACGGCTCAGAGGTCGCGTTCTGGGATGATTCCGCAGATATCGTATCCTCTGCCCTACAGGCTGTTCCAATGTCTCCAGAAAGCTTTGTCTTCCTGGAGAGTACTGCTAATGGTATTGGTGGTTATTTTTATGATGAGTGGCAATTGGCAAAACGTGGAGAGAGCCAGTTTGTCCCGTTGTTTTTCCCCTGGCACCAACACTATAAATACGAACTACCAGCTACAGACGAGAGTATAGGTGATTTAGATGAAGAAGAGCAGGTTTTATATGAGCTGTTTGAGGAAAATGGTTATCCGCGTGAATCTTGGGCAAGGAAAATAGCCTTTAGGCGGCGTAAGAAGCTGGAGTTCCGTACCGACCCAAAGAAATTCTACCAGGAATATCCGGCAACTCCAGAAGAGGCATTCCTAGCCAGTGGACGTCCAGTGTTTGATACTCGTATGCTACAGAAAATGGAGAAGCTCGCCCTTGATAAAGCTTCAACTTTCCCGTATAAGTGCGGTGAGATTATTAAAAACCCAGATTCAGTGTCGCAAGATAAGTATATTTTCCGAGAAATCCGTCGTGTCGGCGAGTTTGACCCATCCCCACTTCGTCTTTGGTGGCTGCCAGAACCTGGCAAGAAATATGTTATTGGCGTGGATGTTTCTGAGGGTATTGAAGTTGAATCAAGTAAGGGCAAGGAAGCTGACTATTCTGTAATTGATGTCATGGAAGTAGAATCCCGTAAAACTGCTGCTCGTTGGCGGGGTTATATTGACCCAGACCTACTGGGCAATGTGGTGTTTAGTATCGGTAAGTTCTACAATGACGCTTTGGTGGGTATTGAGGTGAACAACCATGGTATTGCTACTGCGGCTAACTTGAAAAATAACTTTTATCGCAATCTATATATGCGAGAGACCTCTGAAGATGAGCAATTTCAGGTACGTACCACTAAGTTTGGTTGGCGCACAGACAAAAAGACCAAGCCTATTATGATTTCTGAATTGCAGCGCGCTATTCGTGAGGGTGATATAATAGATTTAGACATTGTATTTATTCGTGAAGCAATGAGCTACGTTAAAAGAGATGACGGTTCAATGGCTGCCCAGGAGGGACAGCATGACGATACTGTCATGGCTAAAGCGATAACCTTGCAGATGGCAGACTGGATGCCATATAATACAGAATATGCAAAGGAAAACATACATAAACCAATAAAGAGAAAAAAATATGGAACCAACTCAGGCGACACCAAAAATACCACAACATTTAGCCGAGCTAGAAAAACCTCTAGGCGAAGAAGACTACAAAGAAAAGCGTACTGACACCAAGCCAGCTAGCGGGGAATTGACGCTAGAACAGGCTCTTGAGATGTATGACTCTGCTAAGTCTTACGTCGATAGCGGTTTGCGAAAACGGTGGGATGACTACTATAAGGTTTATAAGGGTAAACGCGTTCTCCGCAACTATGATGGTATCTCAGACCCTGTTATCCGAGAATCTCACACTATCATTGAGACTTTGGTAGCTAATATCGCTGGTGGTATGCCTACTTTTCATTTCGTAAAAACTAATGAAGAACAATCTGAAGATGTCGATATTATCAATAATATGCTTGATTATTACATGCTTATCAATAGAATGGGCTTGAAAAATCAGGAATGGGTGCGAGATATGCTCTTGTATGGTACGGGAGTGCTTTCCGCTGGCTGGGAAAAAGGGCGTCCTTGTATAGATAATATTCCTTTGAGAGACTTTTTCGTTGACCCTACATCTACTTGTTTGGTGGAGGGTATTCGTCCAGCACGATATGCTGGGTATGTTTATTTGGCGGATAAACGTTCTTTGGAGCGTGAGCTAGTCTACAGCGAAAAAGAAAATAAGATGGTGCCACGCTATAAAAATCTAGATAAAATTGGTTTTGACAAAGAAAATGGCACAGGCTCTGAAACTGGTAAAGATATCGATAAGGTCTTTAAGGATGCCTTTGCTGGCTCTACTTTGGGGGATAAGGCGACTGAACGTCAGGTATTTGTTATTTGTCTACACGATTTAGACACTGGACGTATATATGAAATAGGAAACCGCAAAGAGTTCATTTACAACGAACCTACTTGGTGCCAGCGAGAAGAGATAACGGAAAATGTAGAAGTAGAGGACCCTGATGGTGAGATGGTGCCTGTTACTCGTAAGCTTGATAAGATTGACCCGTTCTTGCCTTTTGCTGTTCTTAGGGATTATGTGGACAGCTCACAATTCTATGGTGAGGGTGAAATGTCTGTCATCATGGAAGATAATGAGCGGATGAATGACTATGAAGCGATGGACATAGACAACAATGCCTATCAGAACACTCCTATGTTCTGGGTTGACCCGCAGTTTGCTGATTTAGCGCCAGAAATTGAAACTATTCCTGGTGCAGTTTATCCTATTCCACGCAACGCTATGGGAACGTTAGAGCGTCCACAGCTGTCTGGTGATTTGGAGGCTAAGAAATTAGCCATTGCCCAGCGCATGCGGCGTGCCACGGCTGCTGATGAGGCTGTACAGGGTGTCGCACAGCAAAAGGGCAGAACTACTGCTACTGAAATTCAGAGCCAGGTTAATCAAGCTAACCTACGCTTTAGCACCAAAATCAATAATTTGGAATCTGAGGGTTATGCGCAGCTTGGGCTTCTGTTGTTCAAGATGGTGCAAGTTTTTGTCACTAAGCGTACCGCTATTAGGATAGTCGGACCTCGTGGGGTATTCTTTAAGGACTTCGACCCATTCGAGTTTAATGGTGAATGGGAGGCTCATGTGGAGCTTGATTCTACCATCAAGCAGAAAGAAATGGAAGTGGGTATGCGTGATGAGCAGAATAAGGCTTTAATGCTCAATAATCCTATCTTTGACCAGGTGGAAATCTGTCGGTACTTCTTACAGAAAAACGACCCTAACCTTACTGATGAAAAATTCAATAATATGTTGGCTGCTCCAGTTGAAGAAAAAGACCCAGACCCATTCGAGCATGTTTCTATCAATTACAAAGACGCTTCACCGTGGACTAAGTATCAGATTGAACAGAAGCTTGAGCTTGTTCCTGACCCATCACATCTTGGTGAACAGCAGATAAAAATGCTTGAGCAGGGTGTGCGCGGTGCAGATTTGATGAACCCTATGACAGACGCTTCAAACTCGCCTATTCCGGGTATGGAAGCTTCAGCTGGCGCGAAAGGTATGCCTCCAGAGTCGTCTCAGATGATGGGGCAAGAAGCCCCAGAGGGTGAGGTGCCGCCAAAGCAGGTCTCTCCAGCTGAGCTTGGTGCATGATATAATATTCTAAGAAGAGGAGCATAGTTATGAATAACACAGGTACAAATAAGCGGCAATCTGTAAAAGAGTTGCATGATAAGAACACTCAAGAGCGTTTACGCGAGAGAGATGCCTTACGCGCTCATTATATTCAGATAAAAGACTCACCAGCCTTTCAAGATATTTTATCTATGGCGCATAAGTTTGTTGATTTTCATATTAGGCTAGCTAAAGACGGCGTTGGCACTCGTAAAATAGGGGTAAATAATAATGGTAATCCTATTTTGGAGGACTATGTTTTAAGCCATCAAGAGCGTGTTGCTGAGCTTGACCAAGTAAAGGGTATTGAGCAACTAATTGCTTACATTGAAAATAAAATAAAATAGTGTATCATAAAACTATGGATGGTTTATTGCCACCTAGCAATTTTCAAAAATAAATAAATAGGAGAAATGATGGACGAAAATGAGTCTATAACTTCCGCCGCTGACAACCAGGGTGAGACAACTCAACCTGACCAGCAGGAAACAGACCAGCAGACCCTCAATACCGAGGATAACCTGGACAACACATCAGAGTCTACCGATACGTCGGCTGATGATAACACAAAATCTGATACTGACGAAAACGGTGACGGCTCCGCCTCACAGTTCGATAGCGACCTTGATGAGTGGGCAAAAAAGACTGGACGGCCGCAACCTACGACCGACCGGGAACGCGAACTATACCAAGAGATTCGTAATGGACAGCGTGAATATTCTCGCCAGAGGCAGAAAGAAACACAGAATAGTTTAGACAAAGCTATTAAAGATACAAAACCTGCTGATGACATTAACGATGACCTTGACGACCGCGATATTGCCGAAAAGAGGCAAGATGCCTTTGAATCTCGTCTGGCTGAGTTTGAAGCTCGAGCTGCTCGTGCTGAGTATTTCAGTGAGTCTAATGTCTCAAAACAAGAGGCAGATATGATGGGTGAAATCTTGCAAGAAAAAGTAGCGAAAGGTGGTAAGGCTGCCTTTGACTACTGGACACACCCAGACCAATTAGCTGACTGGCATGCTTTGGCGAAAGCGCGTTTAGCTGGAACTCAGGATACTTCTGTTATCGCTGAAGAGGCTGCTCGTAAAGAGCGTGAGAGGATTGCGAAAGAAAGTCATGCTGCAGGTTCTGCTCGCAGTGCCAGCACAACGACTGTTCAGAAGCCGAAAGGTTACGACCGTACAGCTTTCTTAGCTTCTGACGAAGATTAATAAATCTAACTTTCGTGAAAAGGAAATAAACATATGGCACAAAATTATGCCTCAAAAGACTTGGCTGTAATCGATGAGCGTTTCTATACTGAAGCGTTGACTGAGCCTATTGTAAACAACGGTATCAAAATGACATTTGAAGGTGTCAACTCAGTTACTATCTACAACGTGAATGTCGTACCTGAGGTTGACTACGTTCGTAACGGACAAAACCGCTTCGGCGCTTTGGTGGAATTAGGAACTGGCGTTCAAACGTTTGTTCTGAGCCAGGACAAAGCCTTCACCTTTAGCGTTGACCGCGGTAATCTAGAAGACTCTATGTTAGTTCAGGAAGCTGACCGAGCTGTTAAACGACAGGTTCGTGAAGTTTCTATCCCAACGACTGACATTTATCGTCTTTCAATCGCTGCCGCTTATGCTTTGGCGAACAGTCAGGGCGTTAAGGCTGGTACCGCACCAACCAACAAAACTGCTTACCAATTAATCCTTGCAGAGCAGGCTGCTCTTGATGACGCAGAAGTACCAACAGAGGGTCGTTACATCTATATGACTTCGACTTTCTACAACCTGCTGAAACGAGACCCAGAGTTTGTTCGGGATTGTGATACTAGCGTTAAAGACCTCAAAAAGGGTATTCTTGGCGAAGTTGATGGTTTGACCATCGTTAAAGCTCCAAAGAGCTACTTTATTGCTAACTTTGACTTTATGATTATCCATAAAAAGGTTCTTGTCGCACCGACTAAGTTCAACATGGTACGTATCTTAGACGAGGTTCAGGGTATTGATGGTAAGGTGGCAGAGGGTCGTCGCTACTATGACGCTTTCATTCCTAAGAACAAGGGTAAGGCTATCCGTATTTATACACACGCCTAACATAAATTAAAAAAAAGGAGAACATATGTCTAAAACAACTGAAGAATTATTGGCATCAAAAGGTGGCTCTACGGCCGAAACTAATGGTATGGGGTCGTCAGAAAGAGGTTTTCGACCTAGTGGTGTTTACCAGCTGAAAGATGAGAGCGGCGAGGTTGTATCAGAAGCCATCGTCCTCGGCCATCCATTGTTTGGTGATGCACAAGCGGCAGCTTTTGAGCGGGTAGGATACAAGTTTGTTCGCCCTGCAACTCCAGATGAAATCAAGACACTTAAGGTCGAGCCAGTGGCACAAGATGCACATAGGGCTGACGACATTAAGGGTATCTTGGCTCGTCTGGACGCAGCTGAGCGCCGTGCTGAAGAGGCTGAGAAGGCAAACGCTGAAATTAAGGCTAACCTTGAGGACAGCGAGCCAGAAGTCGCTTCTGAACCTGAGGCGCCAAAAGAAGAACTGCCACTATCTAAAGATAACTACAACGAGGCTGAGCTACGAGCTATTGCAGCAGCTGAAGGTGTAGAGTTGACGGACGAACACAATACAAAACAAAGCATCATCGACGCTATCGTAGCAGCTCGTGAAGCAAAGAAAGGCTAAATAGAAAATGGAACGAGTTCTTGAAGTAACTACTTCTGCTAAAACTATCACTGATAATGACTTAGGCAAAGTTGTTTCAGCGTGCGTAGAGACGACTATCACGCTCCCTGCCGCAGGGGCTGGTAAGGTTGTCACCATTCGAGTTGGTGGCGCTCCTGTAACTGCTGGTGGCGCTAAAGGCGCAACTAATCCAGTAGGAGTTAAGGTGACCGGCTCTGTCACAGGACTGGGCGCATCTGGCGCACTCTCTCTTAACAAAGCTAAGGCTGTTGTAGGAGACGAAATCACTCTAGTTTCTGGTGCTGCCACTTGGTATCCAGTGAACGTTAAGGGGGCTTGGGCGGTAGCCTAATCTCTCTTGGAGACAAGACACCCTCTAAAACATTAGGGGGTGTTTTTGTGTTATAATTGTCTTAGAAAAGGAAAAATAAATATGAAGCTTCAAAATATACGTCAGCTAGTAAGGCAAAAATTAGATGATATGCAGTTTGATGTCCAGAAAATTGATTCTGCCGTTAACTGGTTTATCGCCGAAATCCTCAATAATAACCGTATCTCTTTTATGGAGACTAGCGCAAGGTTGCCGTTCGTAGGGGGGGTAATTGAGATTAGTCTACCGAAAGACTTACAAGTTGTTACGTCTATCTCAGTTGACACTCCTGGTACTGCGCCATATTCTATTACGGATTGCCGCGTTGAATACGACGACTTTATGAAGAGATTTCCTAATTTCTTTTCAGCCCCTCCGCAGAAAATTCACTCATGGACATATTGCGGTAAGAACATCCGTTTTGCTGCTCCTACCAGTAGCCCTGGCAACCTCTTTATAGATTATGTGAAACGTCCATCGGCAGTAACAAACGGAGAGGATACTTTAATCATACCTGATAATTATGAGGAGATGGTTGTTATTGGTGCTACTGCTCGTGTCATGGAGATGAACGAGGACTACGCTGAGGCAGCTCAAGAACGCCAAAACCTTGCACCTTTGGTGACCGCTTTTGTTCGCAACGAAGCTCGCGGGCAGCAGAAAACAGGTCCTATCATTATGAGAACTAATCGACGTAGACGAAGTTCGGAGTGGTAATATATGCTTAGTTCGTTTAATAACCCTCGACGAAAAATCACTTCATCGGCACAGCCTCGTATAGATGAGACGTATGACTTAAAGGGCATAAACTTAATGGCTCCTGACCAGATTATGCCAAAAGGTGAATCTCCTATGGCTATAAACTGCCGTATGTATGCGCGTAATGAATCTGAAACTCGTGTGGCTATTCGCACTAGAAGGGGGTCTATAGGACATTCAACTCCTGTTGGTGAGCAGGAGGATGTTGTGAGTGCCGGCTCTCCTGAAAAGGACGTTATTTTTACTCCATCAAATTGGGTAGCTCTATCTTTCTCTCCTAATAGCGGAGGGGTTCTTTCTAAGATAGAGTTGTGTGTTAAACGCTTTGATGGGGCTTCTGGTCCGATTATCGTTGAAATCCGTAGCGATAAGTCTAGCAGACCAGATAAAATCTTGGCGCAGTCTAGTATAGAATTGTCCAGGGTATCTTTGTCATATCAATGGCTGTCGGTGCAGTTTATGGACGCGCCTATGGTACTTGAACGTAATACATATTGGATTGTTGTATATACTCAGGACGAGGGGACTGGTAAGTATGCTCTTGGCGCTTCCTTAGTTGGCTATTGTATGTCCTCCAACACATCAGGAGGTTCTTGGATTGAATCAGAGGGGGCTATCTTATTTAAGACCCACTCATCATCATCTGGTGCACCAAAAGGCTGGACACGCCGCGTTCCTCAAAATGGGCAAAATCGCATCATAATGGCTCACGGGAGAAATGTTTATGCGATTGCAGATAATCCGGCTAACCCTGTTTCTATCAGTGCTGATATCTCACCAAATGCTACTAAGGTAAGATTTGAACAAATAGATGATAAGACTATTTGGGTTGATGGAGAGTCTTCTGCCAAATGGTATGATGGGACTAACACCACAACTATTGGTGGTATGAATGGTACTCCTACACATGTTGTGGCTCATCAGAACCGCTTATTCTGGGTGAAAAAAGAGGAGCCTACCCGTGTTGATTTCTCTGGTCTGTATGACTTTGAGAGTTACCGTAATGTAGACTTCTTTTATGTGCCTAATCCCAAGTCTCCTGACCATATCACTGCTATGGTGGTTTTTCAGGATAACTTAGTTATTTTCACCAAAGAAACAAAACATATCCTTGTTGGTAGTGATATCTCTTCTTTCACCCGTAAACAGGCGGTCGGTACTAAGGGAGCTTTAAGCCAGGAAGTAGTGGCGGTTGATAGGAACTATATTTACTTCATGAGCAGCGATAATCAGCTTTATCGCTTTAATGGAGTAACAGATGAACTTTTGTCTGATAAAGTACAACCAGAGCTTGATTCTATTCAGAACCCTAATAATTGCCGCCTCAGTATCCATGACAATATGTTGCGTCTTTATTATCCAAAAGCTCCTTCTCCAAAAGTAGACCGTGTTTTAGTTTATGATATGATAAATAGTCAATTCTTTATAGATACCGAACATCTAGTTATTGGGTCATCTTCAATGAATATTTTTGGCAAATCAGAATTGGTTGAATTTAGTGCTCAGGCGGGTTGGGTTTTTATAGGCAATAAGGGCTTTTCTGATTTAGGTAAGGCAATTGATTTTAAGTACTGGACACCATATAAGTCTTATACTTCTGGTGCCGCCAAGGATAGGATACGTAAGTTTCGACCTATTCTAAGAGCCTCCAAGGCGCGTTATAGTATGTGGGTGGGTCGTGATATAGATTTTCAGAAAAAACCTGATATGCGTGCTTACGCGGTCAATGGAGAGGGTTCAACTTGGGGCGGTGGTGCAACTTGGGGCGCTAATTCCTCTAATCCTACTATTTGGGGGTCTACCCGTTTAGTAGACCGCGCCAGTCCTATGAGTGGGCGAGGCAAATATACTCAGTATCGTTTTGAAAAGAAAGGGGTAGACACTCCTATAGAATTATACGGCTATATAGCTATATATAAAGCAGGAAGGGCAAGATAATGGGTCCAAGTATATTAGGGCAACGATTAGATGGTGGTACACTAAACACTCTCTCACCAAACTCCAGTAAAGAGGAGATGGTAGCAGCACTGAATGATATCATTATTCGCTTAAATACTATGCTCAAAGTACAAACCTTTTCTGATGGTGAAAGCCGAAGGTATATACAAGGACATGTCGCTGGTAGATGGCCAGGAGGTGATTTTGGTGTTGCTATATCAAAAAAAGGGGATGATGTTTATACGACAGAATTTAAGAATTTATTATTTGCATGGGACTTTTCTACCAACAAACAATATTACAATGGCGGCGAGCAGATACTTACTGGTGGTAGTATTATCCTTAACGATGGTACGAATAATCGGCTTATAATAGGTAAGCAAGAGGGCGGTTTCTAATGGCGAATGACTATGGTGTGAAAGTAAGTCGTCCAGGTGCAGATGTACTGTCATCTGCGGATACATTATTAGTCTATAGTTCTTCGTGGCCAGTACTTAAGATACACAAGACTGGGCTTGTGGATGTCCCTGGACAAGGAGAAGTCTCTGTACCTCATTCTCTTGGTTATTATCCAGTCGCAATAGTCTTTGCTCATTTATCATCAGGTAATACTTCGCGTATTGCTATGTATAGCTTGTCATGCTCCACATCAAACATAATAATAGAAAACTATCGACATTCGACTGTCACATATCGATATATAATTTTTAGACAAAATCTTGAAGAGCCTTTTAGAGCTCCTATCCTGCGGGGTACATCGTCAATAGGTGATTTTGGTACAGACTACGGCATAAAAGCTACTGTTCCTGATGCTTCAGTAAACTCTTCTGACCCTCGTCTTTTTTCTATGCACAGTGGATACACTAGTCCTCTAATCCATATGGTCGATAATGGTGTTGCTTCAGCAGGAGGTCCGTTTGGATACCAAAAAATAGTATCTCATGGTCTAGGATATATTCCAACTGCACTCTCTTTTTATAAAAAATCTGGAGGAGATAAATATATTTTTACATCTTATTCAAGTGCTGGAGTGGGTGAGACTAGATATGAGATTACTGATACTCAATTGCTACAATATGGTGATGATTATTTTCTATCAGGTCCTCCGCAATTTGGGTGCATTATATTCAAGAATCCTCTTCAGCAAGCAACTATTAATGCTAGATATCCATAGGGGCTATATTATGTCTAGTAAAGATTATGGAATAAAAATATCACTCCCTGGTCATGATGTTATGTCTGCTACTCCAGAGCAGTGCGCCGTACACTCATCTTTTCCGTCATTAAAATCAAGGCTCGGCAATAGTGTGTCGCACCAAATGACAGTTAATATTACCTTTACTGGGCCTATGCCTAATGACAAACTAAACACAGTCTGGTCTATGGAGCACGGCTACAATAGAAAGGTTGCTTTTATAGCATTTATCAATATGACAAATCCAACAATCAGTGGCTTTGGAGAGGCTAATATCGGCGCGACTTTTCTAGCTTTGGTTGATGTCACCGACACGTCTATAAGAGTAAGAGTTAGAGATGAATTCTTTAACGAACCTGAGTTTAGGCATATCAATTCAGGCTCAAGAATATCTGCTACTATTTTTATTTTTGCTGAAGATGGATAATGTTAGAATATGGTAAAATAAAGTTAGAGACAATAAAAGGAAAATAAACAATTATGTCAGCACCAGCAATACGAGACTTAAATGCACTTATATCGGAAATAGGGCAATCAGTTGCTCCTCAAAAACAATTAATTGACGCGGATATCGCTAATGCTCAAAAAGCAGGAGACGCACAAATAGCGGGTATGGAAGCCCGTAAGGATAAAACCTTTGGACAAATTGAACAACGAGCCTCAGATAAGGGCATGCTGTTCTCTGGTTTTAGTCCTGACGCTCAGGCGGAGTACACAGCCAGTACTTACCTACCTGCTTTGGCGGCTTTACAAGAGAAGATTGCTGCCACTCGTTCACAGCTCTTGGGTAAAAAAGCTGACCTTGATACTAATGTCTTTGAGAAGGCTTATCAGACACGTGAGGGTGATATTGGACGTAGGTTCACTTATGATGAGGGCGAGCGTAGCCGTGCCTTTCAGGCAGCAGAAAATGAGAAACGTCGAGCCTTTGAAGCAGACCAGAACGAGCGTAATCGCCAAAGCCAAGCAGCTCTACAACGGGCGCAGATGTCCGCCTCTAGAGCGGTCTCTAGGGCAGCAGCTTCTGGCAATATACCTGACATCAAAAGAGCTATTCAGCGTTTCCTTGACCCATTACGCGGCGGAGATAAAAAAGTCTCTCCAAGGAACTTTAAGAGAGGTCTTGATATGTGGATGGGTGCTGGAGGCGCACCAGCTAGTTACTACCGAACCTTCCAGAATTACGTCAATATGTCACACTCTCAAGATTATTTTTAGGAGGTTAGTTTATGTCAATGAGTTGGGAAGAGTTCACAGACGCTGACGGCTCTGCTTATGAAGCCTTTAAGGCTTTTCGTGATAACCGTAATAAACAACTAGAAGAAGAGAGACGGCGCCAGGAGGCTATAAAACAAGCTCAGGAGGCGGAAGAAGCCCGTCGCTCTCAGCTTTATAGTAAGTTTGAGGTAAAAGATGTAGGGCAGAAAGAGTTCCTAGGTATTAAGGGCGGTAAAATTCAGGAGCTTAACATCACCGGCAACACCTCTATAAATAATAGAGATGATTTTATTAAGCAGTTTGATTCATTAAGCGATGACACCAAAAATGCTTATATGAAGAAAATTGGTAGTCGTATTACTGATATAGAGAATAACGCTAAGAAAATATATGAGACCGCCAAAAAAGAGGGGAAGTCTGACGATGAGGCCAAAAAGCTAGCCGCCAATACTATTAATGATGATTATTTTGCTGCTACCAATACCCTAAAAACTATCCAAGATACTGGTCGGGATAAAGGCGGTTTTATGGACTTTATCAAGGGCTCGAATGATAGGTTTCTTGGTGGTCTGACCCGTGGGGCTATTCGAACGGGAGCTTTCGTAACTGGTAATAACGATAAAGCCAATGACTGGATAAAACAAGCAGGGCAAGAGGAACAAGAGCAGCAAACCCAATGGGGTAAGGCCGGAGAATTCGCTGGTGAAGCGCAAAAGCTCAGTGCTGAATTAGCTTCTATGGCTATTCCCGCTGGGGCTGCCACCAAAGCAGTAAGTAGTTTAGATAAGATAGGGAAACTAACTTCAAGCGGCTCAAAGGCTGCTGAGTTTGCTGGCAAGCTATTGCCTCAAGCTGCCGGTAGTGCCACCGCTACTGCTATTGGTGCTGGACAAGATATTGCCAACGGCAAAGAAGAGGATTTAGTAAAAAACGCAATTATAGGTACTGCTGTAGATGCTGCCCTTCCAGTTATCGGTAAGGCTGCTAAAGCTGCTGATAAGTTAGCCGGTAAAGGTATAGCTAAAGTTGGTAGCGAACTAGGCAGAGAGGAAATTGCTGATAGTGTCATCAAGGAATTAGGAGAGAATGGGGCGTTCAATACTCTTAACAAGTTTGTCTCCAACAAAATGAAAGGCTTAGGATATGCTACAGAGGACGCCCTGAACAAGACGAAGGCAGGGTCTAATCTCGTTGACCTTAAGGATAAATTTTTCCAAAAACTGGTTTCCGACAATCACTATCTATATAAGTCTCTTCGTCGTGCAGAGTATGAATCAGGGAAAGACGGGCTAGAACTTACAGCCCGTGAGAAGATTGGTGATATCAATCGGGCAGGGGCTGCTGCACAATCCTGGTTAGGCGAGAATGAAGATAGTGTTGCTTTGGCGAGTATGCTACAAGCTAAAGCGTTTGCTGGTGATGAAGTAAAACTTTCAAAGAATATCTCTAAGGATTTATCTAGCACTCACTCTTATGCTGAAGTGGCTAAGTCCTTTGATGAGTACGCAAAAGTGCGTTCAGAGCTAGACTTGGCTAAAGCTGGCAAGAAGAAGTTCAGCAAAGAAAAACTAGCTGAGCTTAATGAACGTATGGCTCGCTTTAAGGATAATGATTTTTCACAAGAGTATGACCACTTGGTGAATATCTATCGAGCAGACTTGGACAACCGTCTAGAGCATGGACTAATCTCTAAAGAGGACTATGATAAGCTCACCAAAGAAGGATTAGATTACGTCCGCCAGCAGAGGGAGCTACCTGATTGGCGGATAGAAAAAGGTACTGGTGGAAAAGGCGGTTCAAAGGCTTCTCTCTCTAAATCTGACACCATACAGAAGCGAGATAAGTATGCTAGTCAAGAGCTGTTGTCTCCATTAGAGACCATGATGCAGCGTGTTACGGATACCCATATAGAGATTGCTCGTAATGATGCCGCTAGAAATATAGCTAATATGCTAGAAGACGCTGGTTTGGCTAAGTCTATCAAGACTACTGATATGGTGAACGAGAAAAAAGCTTTGCTTGGTGAACTTAAAGAGGGCAAGGATATCTCTAATCAACTAAAGAAAACCCTCCAAACCTATAAAACTCAGGCTAGAGACTTAACCCGAGAAATCTCCTGGATAAAGGGAGAGGGGCGTAAAGAACTTACTGGTAATATAAGAGAAGTTGGTAAGCATTTAGATGAATTAGCCGCTCAGAACCCGAACGGGCTTATTTCAGAGCAACAAATGATAGACACTTTAGCTTCTTTGGAGACTAAAGACTTTAAGGTCTTAAGGAGGAAGCTGGAGAACCGCAATAGTAAACTAGAACCATTATTAGACCGTATAGAAGTCTTACGCGGTAATTTAGATGAAGTAGCCTCCAAAAATAGTAGTTTGTGGAAACAAGCTAACGCTATCAAAACATCACCAGACAAATCTAATATTCCAGTCATGGAGTACTTAGATAATGGTGTAAATAACATTGTTAAGATAGATGACCCGGATATAGCCAGAGCTATACATCAGTGGGGGCAAGAGAAAAATAATATCCTTATAGATATCGGGCGCTCCACCAATAACATCTTTAAGTACGGTACTACGGGTGCTAATGCCGCTTTTGCTATCCCTAACTTCATAGCTGACCAGGTTTCCTCTGCTGTAAACTCTAAAGCCTTCTTTAGGACTTTTAACCCTGTCAACTTCACCCGTTCAGTCTTTATGGCGATGGACAAGCCTCTTACGGCGGCTGATAAGGAGATTTTAGACCAATACATCAAACATAATAGTGGCTCTCTATCAATTAACCAGTACACCAAGAAAGATAATGCTAAGCGAGCTGCCTTAAACTTTGTAAAGGATGGCAATAAAGAAACTGATACTCTAGGTGAATCAGTGACTAAACTCTTTAAGAACCCTGAAAAGGCGATGACAGACATCAAGCGTAAGGGTGTTAAGGCTTACACTTATATCACCAACCCGAAAGAGGGCTTGAGAGCTTTAAGAGACGCTACAGAAGAAGCCATTGGGGTTACTGAAAATATCACTCGTATTCAGAATATGCGAGGGGCATATAAGAAAGCCCTAGCTAATGGTGATACTGCAAGTGACGCCCTAAGAGTGGGCAAACAGGCAGCTAGAGAGAACTCCACAGACTTTATGGAAGGTGGCGAGTGGGGTAAGGTTATTAACGCCTTTGTGCCATATTTTAACTCTAGCGTTCAAGGTTCACGTACCTTAATGAGAAACATGAGAGATAATCCAGTCTCCACATCTCTAAAGATTGCTACTTTGGTGGGCGCGCCTTTAGCCTCCTCTACCGCCTGGAACCTATCTGATGAGAAGCGAGCAGGAATTTATAAGACTATTCCAGAATATGTGAAAGACAATAACTTTGTTGTTATCACGCCTGGTGCCACTTGGAACGATAAAACCCGTAAGTGGGATGGCGTCTTACTCTTTAAGAAACCGCCTGGAGTGAAGGACTTTGCTGAACCAGTACGCAAGTTTATGGAATACAAAGCCAGCAAACCAGATAGTAATATTGGCGACTTCTTAAAAGATAAGGGGGGTGATATTGCTATCGATGTTGCTAAATCAATGCAGCCGCTTGACTTTAGTTCACCAGAAAGACTACTGGGCTCTATAACGCCGCAAATCCTCAAACCGACAGCTGAAGCCATCCTAAACCGCAACTTCTTTACGGGCAAGGATATCGTACCAGAAAAAATGCTTAAGGAAGACCCAGCTGACCAGAAGTATAAGCATTACTCACAGTTAACTGGACATATAGCAGCAATGTTTAATACTTCCCCGCTTAAGGTAGACCACTGGATACGTCAAACCTTTGGTGAAGCTGGTACTAATGCGCAGCATTATATCGACCGCACTATGGGCGCACCAGAAGAAGCACGAGGGGGGCGTTCTTTGCCAGAGAGTATCTCACGGCGTTTTCTTGGCGCTCCTGGAGGCGAAGACGAATCAGCCTTTTATGATGTTTACTCAAAAGCATATAGAGCAAAAGAAAAAGCTTCTAGTCGAGTAACTGAACTAATAAAGGCTGGCAGAATGAACGAAGCAAAACGTAGAGCTGAAGAGTACAATGAGACTGTAGACGGACGCTTTAATAACTTCTTTGAGCAGTACGGGAACTCTCCGACCTTTAACGATGAATGGGTCGCCAAGAAAGATAAACTAAAAATTCCGATAACAGACCGCTCTTTTAAGGCAAGGGCAAAACGTAAATGATATAATAAAGCTGTAATTCAATAGGAGAAAATAAACATGCCAACAATATCACCAATTTTACCAAATGACGGCGAAGCAATTGACGCTTCAGACGTGAACAACCCGTTTAACACCATTATCGGACTATTGAACGGCAACCTAGATGAGCAGAACATCAAGCCAGGGTCTTTGAGCTGGAATGTAATGAGCAACTTCCAGAACCAAATACCATCGGCGGCCCTACAAGATGGTGCTAATTTAGGAAAGTTCAAAAAAGATGCCAATATCTCATTTATCTCAGAGGGGCTTATTTGGAGTCAAGTCACAGGCTTAAATGCTTCTATGACAGCTGGTAAGTATTACTCTAACACTGGAAATATTATCTCTATCACTGCGATATCTTCAAAAGCATTTGACACCAACAAAGATACCTATATCTATGTCGGGCAAAATGGAACAATTAACTATGGCTCTGTAGGCAATAATGCAGCTCGGCCGTCTTTGCCAGCAAATAGCAGCTGGCTAGCTAAGGTTGTAACTAATGATAATACTATTACCTACATAACTGACATGCGACAAACACAGCTTGTGGGGGCGCATAATATTGATTTTAAGGCAATATTTGCCGCTAAAGATTACAACACAAATCAAACAGTCGGCAATGTATTTTTTCAAACTGGCTGGACACAATTTATCGGCAACGGCAACCCCGCTAGTAACAAGCGGTTTGTAGCGCCTATTGCGTTTCCACAAAATTTCAGTAAGGTTTATTCAGTGTCATGCTGTTTTATTGGTTATAAAATAGGTTCAGCGGCCACCAAAATGGCAGAATTTAACAATGTTATTGGCGAGGGCAACGTTGTAGAAGCCGCTGATATTGCTGGCACCGGTTTTAATATAGTAGCCTCGTCGCGTGGCGGCATGGGTCCTGCATGGCACGGCGTGACCTGGTTTGCGGTTGGCGAGGCTTAGTTATTGTTATCAGTAATATTGTGCGCCAATAGAATAATTGATAAAATAATGTTATAAGTTTCATACTAAAATAAAAAACAGGAAGAAAAAGTTTTAATGTCAAGTTCTATCCAAAGCGCAGAAGTATCAGCAAAAGAATTTGGAGCCTTGCAGGCGAATGTTGAGCATATTAAAGAAGATGTTATCGAAATTAAAGACATCGTGCGCAATCAAGACTCTGTTAGCCGGCGAGAATATCAAAAGTTAGCTGACCTCGTTGAGC